AGCGCTTCAGAAGAAGCGCAACGCCCATCTCGACGCCATGTCGGCGCTCACCGAGACCGTGGCGAACGACAACCGACTGTTCAATGAGGACGAGGCCAAGGCCTTCGACAAGGATCAGCAGGAGGTGCGCGACATCGACGCCCAGCTGATCCGCCTCGCCGAAGCCGAGCGGCAGATCGCCGAGCGCGCGACGCCCGCACCGGCACCAGGCGGCAGCACCGCCCAGGTGATCCCGTTCAAGACCTTCCCGGCTCAGTCCTTCACGCGCTACGTGATGGCGCTCGCCTCGGGCAAGGGCAACCTTGTGCAGGCGCTCGAAATCTCCAAGCGCTGGGAGCAGCAAACGCCGGAGGTCGCGGAGATCCTGCGCGCCGCCGTCGCGGCGGGCACGACCACCGATCCGGTGTGGGCCGCCCCGCTCGTCAACTACCAGATCATGGCGAGCGAGTTCATCGACCTGCTGCGGCCCGAGACCATCTTCGGGAAAATGTCGGGCTACCGCACGGTGCCCTTCAACGTGAAGATCCCGCGCCAGACGGCCGGGGCGACGGCCAATTGGGTCGGCGAGGCGGCATCGAAGCCGGTCAACAAGCTCGCCTTCGACATGGTCACGGTGCCGTGGTCCAAGATGGCGGTCATCGTCGTCATCACCCAGGAGCTCGCCCGCTTCTCCAACCCGTCGGCTGAAATGCTCGTGCGCGACGATCTGATCTCCGCGATCGCGCAATTCATCGACCTGCAGATGATGGACCCGACCGTGGCACCCGTCGCGGCGCTGCATCCGGGTGCGATCACCAACGGTGTCACGGCGATCCCGTCGACCGGCGCCGACTACGTGGCGATCACCACCGATCTCACCCATGCGATGATCCGCATGGTCAATGCCCTGAACACCATCGGCAAGCCGGTGTGGGTCATGGCCCCGGCGGCGGCGATGTTCATCGCCACGCTGCGCCTGCCGCAAGGCCAGTTCGCCTTCCCCGGCATGACGTCAGCCATGCAGCAGGGCCAGATGGTCGGCCTCACGCTGATGGGCATCCCGGTGATCGTGTCGGGCAACATGGCCGTCACCGGCGGCCTGTCCAACATCGTGCTGGTCGACCAGACGCAGCTCATGTTGGCCGACGACGGCCAGGTCATGATCGACACCTCGGTCGAAGCCTCGCTGCAACTCGACACCGCGCCGGCGACGCCGCCGACGCCGCTGGTCTCGCTGTGGCAACAGAACTTGCTCGGCATCAAGGCCGAACGGTTCATCTACTGGATGCGCCGCCGCGACGCGGGCGTGCAGATCATCACCGGCTTCCCGCAGGGCGGCACGCTGCCTGCCTCGCTGCTCGGGCCGGACGGTCAGCCGCTTGAGCCGGTGAGCGCTCCGGCGGGCATCACCACGACGGCGAGCTAAACCTGAGGGGACGGCGCGGTTATCCGTTGCCGCGCCGTCTACGCAAACTGGCCGGGGTCATCGTGCCCCGGCCTTTTTTCGGAGGGCCGCCAATGAGCCGACGACGCCAACGGGCGAAGAAACCGCAAGGCAACGCCGTGCCGATGGCGAGCGGCGGCGGCCTGGGCGGAACGCCCAACGTGCTGTGGCCGACCGGCAATGGCGATCGCGGGCAGCCGGGCTCGTGGCAGATGAACTTGCGCGAGCCGACGCCGCTTTCGCTGCTGGCGTTCTCGGCGGTCTACGCCTGCGTCACGATGATCTCGAGCGACATTTCAAAGCTGCCGATCATCGTCAACAAGATCGACGGGCAGACCGGCGCGGCCGAGGTCCAGCGCAGCGACTACTACGCGGCCCTGTTCCGCGAGCCCAACGAGTACCAGACCTACAGCGACTTCATGCAGTTGTTCATCCTGTCGTTCCTGTTGCAGGGCAACGGCTACGCCTGGATCGGCCAGCGCAACCGGCGCGGCGAGACGACGGCGATGCACGTTCTCGATCCGCGCACGACGTATCCCTATATCGGCGAGGACGGATCGGTCTTCTATCGCTGCGGCTTCAACCGCCTGGCCGGCCTGGTCGGTGACGAGATCATCCCCGAGCGCGACATCGTTCACCATCGCCTGCCGCTCCTGCCCGCCTATCCGCTGGTCGGCGTGACGCCGATCTACGCCGCCGCGGCCTCGACGTCGGTCGGCATTTCGATCCTGTCGAACAGCCAGAAGTTTTTCGGCAACGCATCGCGGCCAAGCGGCGTGCTCACCGCGCCCGGCAAGGTGAGCGAGCCCACGATGAACCGCCTCGCCCAGGATTGGGACAACAACTATTCGGGCGAGCGCTTCGGCAAGACCGCCGTCCTTCCCGAAGGCCTCAAGTGGGAACCGCTCACCATCACCGCCCAGGACGCGCAGCTCATCGAGCAGATGCGCTTCTCGGTCGAGGACGTGGGCCGCGTCTTCCGCGTGCCGCCGTTCCTGCTGGGCGACACCAATCGCGTCACCTACCGCAACTCAGAGGCGCTTGCCCGAGCATATTTGAGCGGCTGTCTCGCCAACCACATCGAGGCGATGCAACGGCGCTGGGAGCGCGCCTTCCAGTTCCCGATGAACTACCAGATCCGCTACGACCTTTCGCAATTCCTCGCGAGCGAGATCGACGTGCGTTATCTCGCCTACCAACAGGCGCTCAACGCCGGCTGGATGTCGATCAACGAGGTGCGCGGCAAAGAGGGCCTGCCGCCGGTCGAGGGCGGCGACGAGCCGCGCGTGCAGATGCAGTACGTGCCGTTAAGCGCCGCCAACGGTCCGCCGCCAACGCCAACACCGACACCGCCCGACGAAGTCACGCCGCCGCCGTCCAACCCCGACGCCGCCTTCGACATCGAGCGCGTGCGCGGCCTCGTGCGCCAACGCCTGTGGGGATCATCGCCATGGACCTAGACAAGCCCGCTCTCGAAAAGCTCGTGGCCGACGTGATGGCCGAGCATTTCCGGCTGCTCGAGGCGCGCCTGCAGGAGCGCATCGACGCCCGCCTCGCGACGGTGCCCAGGATCGCCAGCATCGAAAGCGCCAGCGACAAGCCGGGGCACTTCTCGATCACGGTCAAGCTCTCGGACGGCCGCGAGCATACGGTCGAGTGCGCGATCGGCGCGATCCCGCCCGAACTCTCGATCGACAAGGACGGCACCTTCTTCGACGACGACCGGCCCATCGGCTCGATCAAGGCTCTGGTCGCTGGTCTGCTCGACGAGCTCCTGAAGGAGCACGCCGATGGCTGACAAGCCCACGCTCAAGGTCGCGCCGGTCGATCTCGACACGATCAAGGACGACCTCGGCATCCCGGCCGGCGACACGAGCAACGACGCCTGGCTGCAACGCCGCATCGACGGCATCTGGGCGCGCTTTCAGATCTACACCGGCCGCCCGCTGCAACTGGTCGGGCCCTGGATCGACGACTGGTCGGAGATCGCGCCCAGCCATTTCCACATGAACCAGCCGCCGATTTTGAACGAACGCCGCCGCGCCTCGACATTCCTTCGCGTCTTTCCGGTGAAGTCCATCGACGCGATCTTCTTCAACCTCAATGACGGCGATCCCGACGCCGTCGTGGTCGACAACGACAGCGGCCGCGTGCTCTCGCTCGGCACCACCAGCCAAGCGATGGACTGCGCCGCGCTGCTGCTGACCAGCCAAGCGGTCATCACCTACCAGGCCGGCTTCGACGAAGTGCCGAGCGATCTCTACGAGGCGCTGCTGGGCTGCCTCTCGCCACTCTGGGCGACGCGCCAGGCGCAGCAGATGGGCCTCGGCCTGGGCAACATCACGCGCATCGCCACGACCGACGTGGGCGAGGTCGACTTCTCCGAAGGCCTCGCGGGCTTCGTCGGCGACGCCGCCAAGAAGGCCGCCGGCGATCCGCTGATCGGGCCGTGGTCGGTGCTGCTCGACCCCTACGTCGATTGGCGCGCCTTCATCGGCGGCGACAGCTATCCGACCACCAAGCCGGGGCCCGCGCCGTGAGTGTCGAGATGAACTTCTCTGATTTCATCGCCGGCATGGAGCGATGGAACCTCCGGCGCCAGGGCAAGGATGCGACCTACACGCTGCACGACGGCACGACGGCCACGCTGCGCATCTTCATCCGCCGCCAACGTGCCGACGACCTGTTCGCCGCGGCCTTTCAACAGGACGTGATCGGCGTGTTCAACGCCAACGAATTTGTCGCCGCCTTTCCGGCGCGCATCACCCCTGCCCGCTTCGATCGCGTCGTCACGCCCGATGGCCGCACCTACAGCGTCGAGGAAAGCGGCGGCGCGCCGATCATCAACCCGACGTTTTTCAAGGTGCTCTTGCGCGGAGGCCAGCAATGACGCCGCTCGAAGCCATGCTGTCTATCTGGGCCGACACGATCACCGTGCCCTACCTCGAAACCGTCAACTGGCCGGCTGACACTAATGGCTTTCCCGACCAGTGGGCCGCGACGATCTACCAGAACACGTCGCGCGAGGACCAGACGCTGGGCTCGCAGCCGTGGGTCGAGGAACAGGGCTTCTTCATGATCGGCCTGTTCACCCGTTCCGGAAAAGGCCCCGGCGATCTCGACGCGGCGATCGCCGAGGTCCGCCAAGGCCTGCACGGCGCGGCGCGCGATGGCTTGCGCATCCTGGGCGTCGATGGCCCGCACGACGTCGACCCCGAGGGCATGGGCGAATGGTGGCAAGTCGTGCTCACCGCCAAGTTCATCTTCCAGACGCGGCGCAGTGCAACAGGCTCGCTCGGCAACGGATGGCTCGGCACCGGCCAGGGCTTCGAGGTGCCGCCGATGCCGCCCGGCGGCTGGACGCCATGAGCGCGCTCGAAGTCAAAGGCCTCAACGAGGCGATCAGGAACCTCAACGATCTCGACGGCCAGGTGAAAAGCAAGATCGGCCGCGACGCGCTGCGCGATGGTCTGCTGCTCGTCAACAAGACCGTAAAGGCCGCGACCTACTCGACGTTCAAGCGCGCCACAGGCGCGATCCAGGCGGGCTTCGGTGTACGCGTCGGCAAGGCGCTCAAGGGCACGGTGCTGGCCGCCGTGGTCGTGCAGTATCCGCAAAGCATGATCGGCAACACGCCGATGACAAAAGCCTACCGGCGTCACCACGCCGCGAAAGGCCGCTCGCGCAAGCCCGTCGACCTCAACCAAGTCGCCTACTGGTGGCGCTTCCTCGAGTTCGGCACCGGCGAGCGGCGAACGGCGCGCACGCCGCGCTTCTCCCACATCAGGACGAAGCGGCAGGCCAAGACCGTCGAGAAATTCCTGGGAGCCAAGGGCGTCGGCTATGTCGGGCCGCGGCCGTGGGTCCGCCCTGCTTTCCAAGGCACCGCCCAGGGCGCGGTCGATGCCTTCACCGCGACCATGCGCCAGGAGATCGAAACTAACGTCAACGCAATGACCAAGTAGGAGGACCCGCTATGTCTGGACGCCTTTCTTCTCAAGGCTCGGTGATCATGATTTCCGACGAGGGCATCGACACCAACTCGATCGTGATCGAGAGCGCCACGGCGGCCAAGCCGTGCGTGCTGACGCTCGCCACCGGCGGCACGCCGCCCGTGGTCGGCGATATCATCGTGCCGCGCAACACCGGCTGGAACTCGATCGAGGGGATGCCGTTCAAAATCTCCACCGTGCTCCTCCAGGCGATCACGCTGGAGGACAGCGACACCAGCCGCGAGGCCAACGCGATCAACTCGGCCGGCACACCGGCGGCATCGATCAGTGTGCCGACCTGGCTGGAGCTCTGCCGCTCCAACTTCAATGCCACCCAGCCAGCCGGTGCCACCATTGACGTCACGACGCTGTGCGACACCGCGCATCGCATCGTCGCCGGCCTGCCGGCCATCGGGACGTGGACGGCGGCGGGCTTCTATGATTGCGGCGACCTGGCCATGTTCCGCGCGCTCGACGCCTATCGCTCGGGCGAGAAGGTCGCCATCGACGTTCGCATGAATGACGGCTGTGGCTGGACCTTCATGGCGATCGTCAACACCTTCGACCTGACGCTGGGCGTCAACGCCGCCGTCGCCAATAACATCGGCGGCCAGATCGACGGAATGGTGCACCTCTACAAGACGCCGCCGGTGGGCTTCGTGCCGCTCGGCATGAGGCCGGCCGCCAGTGGCGCAAGGCCCGCGACGGTGCAGCCCGCACAGGCGGCGGCATGAGCTACCGCGACCAGTGGAACGGACGCCCCGTCACTTTCGGCGAGTTCAACATCAAGCAGGGCCGCGCCGTGCGCGCCGCCCTGCGCGAGGACGGCGAGCACGGCTCCTATGCCTGCCTGGCGCTATCGCTGCGCTATGCTGACGACAACGCGCTCGTCTTTCAGTCGGCAGACGAGGTCGAGGAGCAGCCGGTTCGCCTGCAGCAGCGCGTCATGTACCTCGCGGCCGAAGCGCTCAAGATCAACGGTTTCCTGACCACCGACGACGAAGTGCCGGAAGGCACCGAGCCCAACGGCCACATCGTCGAGCAGCCCGGCCCTTCCCCCTAGCGCCGGAGCGGGCCTTTCTCCATCGGCTCGCTCTGGCGCTCCATCGCACCGTGGCCGAAATCGACGAGGGCATGAGCTACCGCGAACTCATGGACTGGTATTGCTTCGAGAGCCAAGTCTCGCCGCTACCGGATCGGCTGGCCGACATTCACAACGCCACCTTGATCACGGTCCTCATCAATCTGTGGCGCGGAGCCGATACACAGCCCGCACAGGCGTCCGACTTCTTCGTCATCCGCACGCCTGAACCGCCGCCGCCCGACGACGGCCTGACAGACGTCGAGCGGCAGATGCGCAACTGGCGAGGAGAAAACTGATGGCCATTGCGGGCGACGTCATCATCAAACTGGCGGCCGACTTTGCCGACTTCTCGCGCGGCATGGACGAGAGCCAGCAAAAGCTCGTGACCTTCGGCGAGCAGACGACGGCGACTGCCCAGAAGCTCGAGGCGTTGGCCGAGACAGCCAAGAAAGTCGTCGAAAGCCTGGCGGTGATGTGGGTCGTCGACAAGGTGCTCGCGTTCGGCAAGGCCTTGGAGGACACCGCTCAGTCGATCATCACGCAGTCGAAGGCGCTCCAGCTTTCGACAGACGCCTTCCAGGCCTATTCGCTCTCGGCATCGAAAGCGGGCATCGAGCAACAGACGCTCGTCACCGGCCTGGAGCGCTTCAACGCCGTGTCCGGCAACGCCGTCCTGGGCAACGCGGCCGCGATCAAGACGTTCAACGACCTCGGCGTGAAGCTGCTCGACGTCAACGGCAATCTGCGGTCGAACGAAGACCGCCTGACCGAGGCCGCGCAAAAACTGCTGGCGATGAAAGACGGCGCGACCAAAGCCGCGCTCGAGGTCCAGTTGTTCGGTCGCTCGGGCCAGGAGCTCAACGGCATCCTGCAGGACTTGGCGAAAGGCCAAGCGGCGCTGGTCGCGCAAAACCAAAAGCTGATCTTCCCGCCCGAGGTGCTGGCGCAACTCGCCGAGTTCAAGACGCGCTCCGACGAGGCCTTGCGCAGCATCCAAGTCATTGCCGCGCCGTGGTGGATCGAGCTTAAGACCGACGTGCTGGAGTTTGTCGCACGCGCGCTTAAGTCGATGTCCGACAGCTTCGTGATCCTGAACAGCAATGTCGGCTGGATCGACAAACTCCACGCGCTGGGCAACATCGGAACGCTTGGCGGCGCAGGCGCGGCGACCGGCGATGACCAACTGACCGGCCTGACCAATCGCATCAACCAGCTCGGCGATACCTACGAGAAGCTGCAACAGCAGATCCGCAACGCCAACAATCCCGATGTCTCGGGACTGCGCGTCGGGCAGGCGCAGATCGACGCCTGGAAGAAAGAAGCCGAGACGACGCGCCAGGAAATCGTAAAGGTCCAGGACGCCTACGCACAGTTGAAGGCCGCTCACGACAAGGCCAATGCACCGCTGCCGACGCTCCCCGCGGTCATCGTGCCGGGCGTGAGCCAGCCGACCAGCACGGCCGATCAGAAAAAGGCCGAAGACCTCGCCAAGCAACTCCAGGCACAGATTGACAAGTACACCGCGATGGGGGTCGCGGCGGACAAGGCCTACAACACGATCGCCACCGGCCAGGATAAAACGGTCGAAGACATCAAGCGTCAGATCACGGTGCAGCAGCAGGCCGACGACATCTTCGCCAAGCTCGGGCCGAAATACGCCGAGGCGCATGAGGCGGAACGCAAGCAGCTCGAAGACGCCATCAACCTCTACGAGCAGAAAAAGGACCGCGAGCAAAAGGCCCTCGAAGTCACGCAGGCGGGCCTCGAGACCCAAAAGAAATACGGCGACGGCACAGCTGCGCTCACCAAGCTCACCAAGGACCTGAACGACCAGCTTAACCTTCACCGCATCAACCAGACCGACTACAACCGCGCCCTCAAAGAGGGCACGGAGGCGATCAACCAGTCGGCGCTTGCCGCGCAGCGCTACGACGACAATCTGGGTTCGCTGGCCGCCGGCTTCGAGCACGCCGCCAACGCCTACGCGCGCAGCAACGATCTCTATTCGCAGGGCGAGCAGGTCTTCACCGGGCTGACCACGGCGATGACGGATGGTCTGCAGGCGCTGGAAGGCCAGAGCACAAAGACCTTTGCCCAGATCGCGCTCGACTTCGCCAACATGCTTGCGCAGATGGCGTTGAAGGCCGCCGTCTCGCAAGTGTTCCAGACGCTCTTCGGCCCGGTGACCGCGGCGTCGGCGCCGGGCTTTGCCAATGTCGCCGGCATAAATTCCGCCAACGTAGCAGCCGGTCTGCCGGCCATTCCCGGCTTGCAGCATGGCGGCCCTGTCAGCCCCGGACAGCCCTATGTCGTGGGCGAAACTGGTCCTGAGCTATTCGTGCCGACAGCCGCCGGCAACATCGTGCCGAGCGGCGCGGCCGGCGGCGGCGGTTCCAACATCACCGTCAACGTCGCCATGGGCACCGCGCAGGGCGCGACCGATCCGGCAACCGCGATGGCGTTCGGGCGACGGATGCAAGCCGCCATCAAGGACGTGATCTCAAACGAGAGGCGGCCGGGCGGCACGCTCTACAGCCGCATCACCGCGTGAGGCAACGATGGCCAATCCGCAACCTTTCTGGCCATGGTGTCCGATGGCAGGCGCTTCGGTTTCGACCGCGCTCGCCGTCGACAGCAATGCCTTTGGCGACGGTTACATTCACCGCTCGACGCGCGGGCTCAATCCAGCGCGGCCGTCGTGGCAACTCAACTTCCCATTCGCCAATGTCGACGAGCTCAAAACCTACGATGACTTTCTGCGGGCCTATGCTGCCTCCGGTTTCTGGATCACGCCGCCCGATCAGGCCGCGCCGGTATTCGTAGTTGCCGACACCTGGTCCGCGAGCATCAGCGACCGCAGTGGCGGCGGCGATATGCTCGGCACCTTTCAGGCCACCTTCGTTCGCTCGTTCAATCCTCAGCCGCAGCCGATCCTGCCATGACCAGTCTCACCACCGAGGGGCTTGTCACGCTTTACCAGCTCGACACCTCGCCCATTCAAGGCGGCGATGGCACGACGTTCTACTTCACCTCTGCCGAGGACTTCGATCACGTCATCACATGGGGCGGCCAGCAGTATTCGCCGGTGCCGATGGACGCCAGCGGTTTCGAGATGACGACGCAGGGCACCATCCCGCAACCGAGCGTGACGATCTCCAACATATTCGGCGCGGCCAATCTCTTGATCGACAACTATCAAGGGCTGATCGGGGCGCTGCTCTCGCGCATCCTGACCTTGCGCCGCTTCCTCGACGACGGCGCGACGCCTGATCCGAATACGTGGATCACCTGGGACAAATTCGTGGTGGCGCAAAAGACCAGCCACAATGCGATGATGATGGTGTTCAAGCTCGCCGCGCGGTGGGACAGCGAGGGCACGCAATTGCCGCGCCGGCAAATCCTGCGCGACGTTTGCAGCCACACCTATCGGTTCTTCGATCAGGCGCTGGCCGAGGCCGGGATCGACTGGTTCAACTACAGCAAGGCAACCTGCCCCTACACCGGGTCCTCGCTCTACGACACCAACAACAATCCGACCGATCCGCAGCACGACCAGTGCTCGCGCACCCTGCAGGGCTGCCGCTTGCGCTTCGGCTACTACGCGCCACTGCCGGCGCGGTTCTTTCCGGGTGTGGGGAAAGTCAAATGACGATCATCGAGCGATATTCTCCGCTCACCGGGCCGCCGCCTTCGTCGCCCACGTTTCCGGCGACGTGGACGCCCGAGATCGAGGCGGCGGCGCGTGAACACACGGCCGAGGTCTATCCGCAGGAAGCGGCGGGCATTGTCATGCTGGGCAAATATCACCGGCTCGAAAACCGCAGCCCGACGCCCGCCGATGACGTGGTGCTGAGTGACGACGACCTGCTCGCGGTGGCCGGGGCCGACGTGTTCTTTCATTCGCACCCCGATGGCCTGCCGTGCCCGAGCGAAACCGACATGGTCTATCAGCAACAGCTCGGCATCCCGTTCGTGATCTCGACGTGGCCGATCCCGGATTTCTTTGCCTTCGGCGACATGCTCGCCCGCGCGCCGCTGATCGGCCGTGCCTTCCGTCATGGCGTGCACGACTGCTACGCCCTGATCCGCGATTGGTATGCCGAGCGCGGCATCACCGCACTGTGGGACCAACCGCGCTCGTGGTCGTGGTGGAGCAAGACGCCACCGCAGAACCTCTACACCGAAAATTTCGCCAAGGCGGGCTTCGTGCAGATCCAGCCGGATGAGGCGACGCGGACCGGCGATCTCCTGCTGATGGCGTTCAACTTCGCCGTGCCGATGCACGGCATGTTGGTGCTCACCCGTGACCTGCTGTTGCATCATGCCGCTGGCGTGCGCGCCTATGACCGCACCCGCATTTCGGCGGCAGTGCCGCGCACCCGCTTCGCGCGCCACACCACCGTTGCCCTTCGGCACAGCCAGCTATGATCCGCGACATCTTCCTGCACGGCGCGGCGGGTCGCGCGCATGGCCGGCACTTCCGCCTCGACGTGGCCTCGCCCGCCGAGGCAGTGCGTGCCCTGATCATGCTGCGCCCGCCGTTGCGCGAGGCGTTCCGTGCAGGGCAATGGCGCGTCATCATCGGCCGCCCTCATCTAGCCAACGCCATCGACCCGCAATGGCTGGCCATCAGGCTGGGCGACCAGCCCTTGCACATCGTGCCGGCGACCGGCGCGGCGGGTGGCGACGGCGTCGGCAAAGTCGTGGCGGGCGTGGTGCTGATCGGCGCGACGATTTTGACAGCGGGACTTGCGGCCCCGGCTGGCCTCGCCGCGTTCGGCACCTTTGCCGGGGCCAGTGCGGCGCTGGGCGCTTCGGCCTTCGCGGGCGTCACCTACGGCAGCATTGCACTGTTGGGTGTCTCGATGCTTGCGGCCGGCGTCGTCGGGCTGCTCTCTCCCGCGCCCGGTGTGCAGCAGCAGGCGACCGACATGGCCGCGCCCCAGGACCGGCCGAGTTTCCTGTTCAACGGCGTGACCAATAACACGCAACAGGGCGGTCCCGTGCCCTTGGTCTTTGGAACGCACCTTGTCGGTTCGGTGGTCGTGTCGGCCGGTCTCAATTCCGAAGATATCGCGCCATGAGCGGGCGCGACGGCTTTCGCATCCGCGAGCTGCCCGAGGACAAGCGCATTGCGCGCAAGGGCGGCAAGGGTGGCGGCGGTGCCGCGCCACCCTACAAGCCGGTCGACTATCCCAATACGATGCGCAGCCTGTCGACCGCGCAAATCATGGAGGTTCTGTCCGAGGGCGTCATTCGCGGCCCCTATTACCAGCGACCGGGCGCGCCCTGGTATGCCTACTGGCAGTCGGTGTTTCTCGACGGCACGCCGGTTGCCGACGCGGCGGGCAATTTCAATTTCAACATCGTCGCGAACGATTTCAGGTTCGGCGCGCCGACGCAGGATCCGGTGGCGGGCTTCGCCATGGCCGAGGCGGAAATCGCGGTCGGCCTGGAGGCCACGGACGACCACACTCCTATCGTGCGCCGCCTCTCGTCGTCCAATATCTCGGCCGTTCGCATCACAGTGCGCATTCCGGCGCTCTACATGACCGAAGACGACGGCGACGTTAACGCGACGGCGACCGGCTACGAAGCCGACTACAGCATCGATGGCGGCTCTTGGACCTACGGCTGGTCGGACGAGATATTCGGAAAGACGATATCGCCCTATGAACGGGCGGTCAGAATTCAACTGCCACAAGCCAGCAGTACCATCGACATTCGCGTCATCCGAACCCAGGTCCCCGCGCGGGCAGGCGAGGCCAACTCAATCTTCTGGTCGTCCTATACCGAAATTCAGGACGGCATGTTGAGCTATGACGATACGGCGCTGATTGCCTTGTCAGTCGACGCCGAGCAATTCCCCAGCATCCCGTCGCGCGCCTATCTGCTCGATGGCATTCAGGTGTTGTTGCCGACCAACTACGATCCCTACAGCCACGGCTATAGCGGCGATTGGGATGGCACATGGAAAACCGACTGGACCAACAACCCGGCGTGGATACTTTACGCGCTGCTGACCAATGAACGATGGGGGCTCGGCCGCTTCCTCGACGTGAACCTGGTCGACAAGTGGTCATTCTATGAGGCGGCCTACAGCAACGACGCGGAGATCACCAACGGCGCGGGCGGCTACGAGCCGCGCTGGCGCTGCAATTGCGTCATCAACACGCGGCAGGATGCGTGGCAGGTCCTGCAGGCCGTGGCATCGTCGATGCTGGGCTCGCTCTACTTTGCCAACGGCACGGTGTTCCTTGTTCAGGATCGCCTGACGCCCGCCGACACCCGGCTGTTCGGGCCGGCCGATGTGGTCAACGGCATCTTCGACTACACCGGCACCGACTACCGCTCGAAATTCACCGCCGCCGCTGTCACGTGGATCGACCCCGATGATCAATATCAACCGGCCGTCGAGCTCGTGCTGGACGGCACGCTGGTCGCGCAGCAGGGCTACAAGGAAACCCAGGCCACCGCGTTCGGCTGCACCTATCGCAGTCAGGCGATCCGCTACGGCCGCTGGCTGATTTACACCTCGCAGTTTGAAACCGAGGTCGTGACCTTTTCGGTCGGCCTCGAGAACGCCGACATCCGGCCGGGCGAAACGATCTCGATCAGCGACCCGAGCCGCGTCGGTGCCCGCCTCGCCGGTCGTCTGCTGGATGACCAGGGAAGCGATACCGTCACGCTCGACCGCGCGCCGCCCATCGTCATCGACACCATCGGCGGCTGGACGCTCTACTTTCAGGTCGGCTCGGCTGCCGAGGCCCAGAAACCGACCATCGTCGCCGCGCTCGTGACCGAAGTGCTGCCCAACAATCAACTGCGCTTGAACAACAAGCCGGCCGGCCTGGACGCCGGCACGATGTGGCTGCTGTCGCAGAGCACGGCCGTCGTGCCGACATCGTGGCGCGTGGCATCGGTGACCGACAAGGGCAGCGGCGTCTATGAGGTGCTGGCGACCGAGTATCACCGCGAAAAATATACCTACGTCGACAGTGGCTGGCTGTTGCCGACGCCGCCTTTCTCGCTGATCCCGACAGGGCCGATCCAGCCGCCGTCCGACATCAATTTCGCCGAGGTCATCTATCTCGATGCATCGGGCTGGCCCCAATTCGAGGTCATCATATCGTGGACCCCTGCACCGGATCCGCGCGTGTCACGCTATCAACTGGAAATGTCAGGGCCGAACGGCGACTACCGCCGCTTCGAGGTTGTCGGCGTGGCGCAGGAAGTGCCCAACATGCGGCAAGGCCAGTGGCAGATCGTGCTGCGGGCCTTCGACAACCTTGGCCGCAAGTCTCAGGCCGTCAATTTCACCTTCACGCCCATCGGGCTCAGCGCGAAGCCGCTGCCGCCCAGCGCGCTCTACATCACGCCGCAGGGCGGCAACCTCACGACGCTGGCGTGGACGCCGACCGGCGAGATCGACGTGGTGTTCTATTGGGTGAAGTGGACGCGCGCCTTGACCGGCGCGACGTGGGCGCGCGCCACGACATCCATCGCCCGCGTTGATCGCAACACGACGCAGATCAGCACGCCGACGCGCAGCGGCACTTTCATGGTCAAGAGCATCGACAGTCTCGGCCAGGAGAGCGACGACTGGGCCGAGGCGATCCTTGAGGCCCAGCAAACCGAAAGCTCGATCTTCTTCGACGAGGCGCAGCAGCCGACCTGGGCGGGCACACTCGGCCTGTGGCATCGCAATATCGGGGAGCTGTGGTTGCCGCCGCCGCCGGCACCCGAGACCGTGCCGCCCGACGTATTTCCCGGCGAGCGTGGCTTGGCGCTAAATCAAACTCCGACGCGCGTTGGGGTTTACGGCTTCGATGCGGGCTTCGATCTCGGCGCATCGACGCTGGTGACGATGACCGGCTACGTCGAGGGCTACGGCACGACACTCGGCTTGACGATGTCGCGGTGGACGCCGTTGGCGAGCGCGGTGCCGCTGGCATCGGGCACGCACAACTCAATGTCGAACTGGATACCGCTGGCGATGGCGAACCCGCTGGCCACGGGTGACAGTCAGCAATGGGACGCCCACATCGAGGCGCGCGTCTCGCCGGATGGCACTTCCTACGGCGACTGGTTCCCGCTCAAGTCGACCGTCATCACCGGCCAGGCTTTCCAGTGGCGCATGGTCGGCACGCTCTACGATCTGTTGACCACTCTGCGCGCCGTGCAAGCGGGCGTCATCATCGAGGTGCCGTTGCGCTCGGTGCAGGGCAACGACGTAGCACTCGATGGCACTGGCCATCTGGTGGTCACTTACGTCGCGCCGTTCCTGCAGACGCCCACCGTGCAGATCACGGCGCGTCAGACGGTGTCGCCGGGCGGCAACATCGTCATCACCGAGAGCGACCGCGATCACTTCAAGGTCGAGCATCGCAACGCGGCTGGCGTCGCCACCGCGAACAGCAGCATCGACTACTTCGTCCAAGGCTTCGGCGGCCACTCCTAAATCCAAAAAAGCGGGGCAGACCCTAATGAGCCAATACGATTTTGGCACCATCGACCCGTATGTCGTCGACGGCGTCCAGCTTGCCGACATGCTCAACCAGTGGCGTGATGCGCTGCTGTCGATGCATCGCGGTGCGGCGCGGCCGACCTACGTCGTGCCGGGCATGATGTGGATCAACGACAGCGCGGGTGCGGCGAGCTGGGTGGTCAACGTCTACCTGGGGCCGACCACAGGTGACACGCCGCTGTTCAACTACAATACGACCACCGGGGCGATCACGATTAGCGCCGCATCTGGCGGCACCTTCGCGGCGGCAAAGCTGCTCGCGCAGGCCAATGCCAACCCGACCGTCGAGTGGAACTCGACGCAAAACCCCATCGATCAAAAGGATTGGCGCTCGATCATCACCAGCACGGGCGCGCTGCGCTTCTCGGCCTACAATGATGCCGGTACTACCGAACTCGGCGCGCTGCAAATCGAACGTGACGGCTCGATCCCGACATTGATCCCGCCGGGCGTGATCTGGGATTTCGGCGGCGCTACCGCCCCGACCGGCTGGTATCTGTGCGACGGCACTCTCAAGAGCCGCACCACCGACGCGCGTCTGTTTACGGCGATCAGCACGACGTTCGGCGCGGGCGATGGCTCGACGACGTTTGCAGTGCCCGACTTGCGCGGGCGCGTCGCCGCCGGGATTGATGGCGGCACCGGACGCCTCCCCGGCTTCACGTCGATGGGCGCGGCGGGCGGCGAGAGTGCGCACACACTCACCGTTGCCGAAATGCCGGCTCACACGCACGCTTTCAGTGCCGACAATTTCCGTGGCGTTGGAGCCGGCTCCTATACTGGCCCCGTGTCTGCCGGCAACGGACCTATTTATTATGCCGATAACACATCAAACTTTTCCGGCGGCCAGCAGGGCGGCAACGCCCTGCACAACAACGTGCAAGCGACCATGGCCTTGAACAAGATCATCAAACGATAGGAGCAAACCCCCATGAGCGTGATGGCCGCCACCTACAAATGCGACCGCGATGGAACCGAGATTGCGGGCGCACCGCCCAACGTCGTTATGACCCCAGAGGGCTGGGTCAACATGAATTTTTCCGGACATGGCGTGTCGCCGTTCAGTGGCCATCTATGTCCGGCCTGCGCCGAGGCTTTCGTCGCGTTCATGGGTGGCAACTTCACTCTGACGCAGTCCGCACCGCCGCCGCCCGTACAGGAGCCCGCATCATCGTGATCACGCGCGCGGTCGGCAGCTCGCCCGCCGAATTGCTCGGCCGCAAGCTCATGCTCGACGTGCTCGACCAGCAGCACGGCCAGCGCGACCGCTGGGTGCTGCTCGCGGTGATCCTGCGGCGGCTGCACATGGTCAATTCGACCGCGATCAAGGACGCCATCGCCGCCGTCCAGGGCAAAGGCTGGATCGAAACCGACATCGCGTTTGGCATTGCCCAGCGTCTGCGGCTCACCGATACCGGGTGGGCTCTGTTGTCCAGAGGCCGGCGGATGCATCACATCGAGCGCCCGCACCGTGCGGGTCGCCGCTTCACACGGCGGGCGCTGCCATCGCGGCAAGGGATGCGGGCGTTCCACCGATAACAGGAGGTACCAATGACACGAGGTCTCGCGTTCTGGGTGCTGATGCTGATCTGGCTTATCGTCGGCCTCGCCTGGCACTTCGCCCTGATCGGCAGCTATGGCGTGCTCGGCGTGGCGCTGATCCCGTTCCTGCTGTTCGCACTGCTCGGCTGGCAAGTGTTCGGGCCGCCGCTGCGATAGCCCGTCACTTTTGTAGCGCTGTTGTGATGATCGCCACTTAATTTCGCGCGCAACGTGATAAGTAGCCGCGCCGGTCGCAGGATGGTCTTGCGGCCCGCTCACGTTCTGGGAGACACCACCTTGCGCAAGCACCTTCTCGCTTCTGTTGCTATCGCCGCCCTCCTCGCCCTGTCCGGCATGGCACAGGCGGCCTCGCTCACCCTCGCCACTGGCTCCAGCCAGACCGTCAGCCAGGGTGCTTCCAACGCGGCCAGCGCGTCGAATGGCGCGACGGCCATCTTCGGCGTCACCGCGGGCACCACCACCGGCGCGGGCCAGAATTCCGGCACGGCGACCGGAACCTCGCAGACCACGCCGGGCGGCACCACCGGAACGTCGAGCCACGTCAACACGTCGCAGACGCAGGCCAACAACGCCTCGTTCGCCATTGGCGGCGCGGTCAATGTCAGCGGATCGAATGCCGGTGCCAACGGCAACTCGGGCGCTGCCACGACCGGCAACTTCTTCACCATCGTTCTGTCGCCGCTTCCCTAAGTCTGACGGCCTGACACGTCAGGCTTTCGGGTGCTACCGCCGCCCTCGTTCCCCAAGCGCGAGGGCGGCGCGTAGCGAAGGTGCAACTTCAACCCATTCGTCAGGACTAACTTCCATGAAATCTTTTTTGAGTTTCGCCGCGCTGGCCGTGACGGCACTGGCGCTGCAAGGCTTGCCCGCCAAGGCGCAGACCTCCGGTTCATCTTCAACGTCCAGCTCGGGCTCGACCTCGAATAGCTCGAGCGGCAGCGCCAGCGGCGCGTCGACGACCTCGGGCGCGTCGAGCAATTCCCAACAGCAGCGCACCAACCAGCGCGTCAACTCGACGACCAACAACAGCATCCCGATCACGTTCAACTCGGGCGGCGGCGGTGCCGGCAATGGGGCCAACGGCGCGAACGCGGTCGACCCGGCCGGGGCGAACGGCGCGAACGGCAGCAATGGCGGCGGCGGTTTCAGCAACAACCCGCCGTTCTACAGCCAGTCCGATATCACGGTGCGCACGACGCCGACCGTCTATGCGCCGCCGGTGAGCGGCGGCAATCCGTGCACGCTGGCGGTCTCCGGCGGCGTCTCGGTGATCGGCTGGGGTGCGGCCGCCGGCGGCACCTTCGTCGATCAGGACTGCGCCGACCGGCAGAAGATCGCGATGATCCACAACGCCGGCTATGCCCAGGCTGCGCGGGAATTGATGTGCAACGATAAGGCGACCTACATGGCCTTCCGCGGCACCTCGACGCCGTGCAACCCGCGCCCGCAGTGGGACGGCACGCAGCCCGGCCAGCCGATGGTCCAGCAGCCGGTGCCGCTCGCCCCGCCGCCGCAGCAACAGGTCATCATCAAGGACCGCAGCAACCTGCCGCGCTGCAGCCGGACGATCACCGATAACTGTTTCGCGGGATGACGTTGACGCTCCGACAGGGCCTGTGGTGCGCGCTGGCGCTCGCCCTGGTGGTGCTGATCATCACGGCGGCCTATGCGCAGCAGCAAGTGCCCTGCTGGTACGTGCCCAACGGCGTCAACACCACTCTCCAGTGCGCCAACGGCTACTGGCAAACCATCACGCCGGAGGGCGAGGTCCACTCCGGCAACGGGATGGCTGATCCGAACGCGGGCGCGGCGGGCTCGAGCATCGTGATCAACCCGGCGACGGGCGGCCCGGCGATCGGCGCGGGACCAACCGTCACGCCGCCCAGCCAACAACTCCCGATGCTCGCGCCGTACCAGGCCGAGCAGTATGGTTTCCAGCCCCGTCAAAATTAGGGAGCTCGCCATGCTGTCGTGCATCGTCGGAGCGCTTCTCGCCTGCGGCCAGTCGGCCGCCATGCACATCGCTGGTCCGGTCGCCTATGCGCCGCAGACTAACGTGGCCTGGCAATACTACGCGCAGCCCATCCAGTTCGTGCCAGCGGTCGTCATCATCCGACGAGCGTGATGGACGGTGCGTACCTCTGCGGCGCTGCTCGCGTTATTCCTCGCAGGCTGTGCCGACGGCATTGAACCATTTGCGCCGCCGGTTGCTGTCACCTACAGCCTGCGTTTGGGCGACGAAGTCGTGTGCAACGAGACCCTGGTGCGCATGGGTCTGCCTAACACCATTTTCCAGTTGATCGGCTGGGCGAAGCGCACATGGACCTGCGAGTTGCGCCGCAAGACGCCAAGTCAGGTCGAGGCCGATCGCTTCCGCAAGTAGGGAGACTGACATGCCGAAAGCGCACGAGCCGCAGCCGCCGAAGCTGCCGCCCGGCTATCTCACGCCGCACTTCACGCTCGCCGAATTTGTGCGCTCCGACACGGCGACCGCGGAAGGCATCGACAACACGCCTGACGCCGACGAGGTCGACGAGCTCGGCGAGACCGCCTTGCTGCTCGAAAAGGTCCGCGCGCACTGTGGCCATCACCCGGTGCTGATCTCGAGTGGCTATCGCTGTCCCGATCTCAACGAGGCGGTCGGCGGCGCGGACGACAGCGCGCATCTCTATGGCTGCGCGGCCGACTTCACGATCCCCGACTTTGGCACGCCGCTCGACGTGTGCCTCGCCATCGAGCCCCACCTGAACGAGTGGGGCGTCGACCAACTGATTTATGAAATGACGTGGGTGCACATCGGCCGCGCGATCCCGCCGAGCACGCCGCGCAATCAGTGCCTCACCATTAACGACGCCGGAACATTTAACGGCATCGTCGCTTGAGTGACGTGTGAAGAAGCGTACAGAGAAAGCGTTCCCATCAACCCCCCTCCTACAGGAGCAAGGCAATGCCTCTAGCTTACATTCGCCCCATGGGCGAAAGCGGTCTCTATCACGTCCATGTCGTCGACCCGGTGGATCCGGGTTACAGTCGGCCAGGCGGTGGCCCGCGCCCCGATCAAGGTTTGCCCGGCGCCGGCTGGCCCGGTCATCCCGATCAGGGCTTGCCCGGCGGCTGGCCCGGTCATGTGAGCCCGCCGATCTATCACCCAGGTCATCCTGACCACGGCCTGCCGAGCGCGCCCGCTCATCCCTCGCATCCGATTGCCGGTCATCCCGGCCATCCTGATCAGGGTCTTCCGGCACCGCCCACCCTGTTGCCCGGTTGGACACTGGCGGCGGTCCGCACCGCCGACGGCAAGTGGCACTATGCGTCGCTCGCGCCAGGAAGTGCTCCGCCGAAGCCGCTGCCCGAGCCGATCCCGCCCGGTGGCAAGCCCGATCAGGGCCTGCCGCCGCAGCCTCCGACAGCCGGCACGCCGCCGGTAACGCCGGCTCCCTCACCAACGGCGCGCTGATCAATCCACTTTGGCAGCCAACTAGCGCCCGCCGCCTTTCGGGGTGGCGGGCCTTTTTTTATTCCGGTGCGTTCGTCGCCGGTCTAGCGAATTTCCGTGATGATCAGCTCGTCGATGGGCTGGCCCGCCAACCGGGCTTCGATGTCGTCGCGGTCGAGCAGCGCGCGGATCGACGGCGCTTCGGTCTCCCAGGCATCGAAGAACTTATCGGCGGTGTTCCGGACGAACACGCGGTATAGCTTCATGCGCTGACCCATTTTTATTCAGCTGCGTCGATCGCCGGGATGTCGAGGAACACCACCAGGCGCGCGTCGAGCGGCAGCTTTTCGATGAGGCATTTGTTGCTGAGTAGCAGCGCGGCGTCGTCGCCTCGAAGCTCGCGGCGCAGGTTGGCGGCGAGGTCGATCACGCCCCGCTCATCGGCGACGGCGACGCAAAGGAACCGCGCCCACTCGGGCAGTAGGTCCGGTGGAAAGAACCGCGACGCGGCCACCGAGCCGATATCGACGTGAAGCCGTCCCAGCGCATCGACGACGGGCTGGGCCTCGGGCGTCACGCCGACGCGGACTTTGAGTGGTGCTGCCATCTGTTTCACGTGTAACCCGCCGCTATGGGCTCGGGGCGTCAAGATGTGGGCTCTGCCCGGAGGCACTCTGCAAGATTGTTGGACGCATCCAGCAGGACAGCCAGCAGCTCGATCGCGTCGGCCTTTCTTTTTTTGGCGTTCTTCTGTTCGAGGACAATGCTCATCACAAACTCGATGAGCTCGTCGACGTCCTGAATGGCGAGCGCCGGCGTGAGAGGTTCACCGCCGATCAAGGGGCCCAATGCACCCGCGATCTCTGGCTTCGACGGCACGATGAAAAGCTGCTCTTTGTTCGGAGGCACAACAAAAAACTCGGCGTCGTTTGGATCCAAGCGCATGACCTTCCTCCCTTCGTTGCCCGACCCTGACATTGTTTAGACTTGCAATCTTGCAGACCACTTCCTGCCCTATGGGGGGATTGACTAGGACTTGACGCCCAGGAGTGGGACTGAAAATCTCAGTCCCACTAGGGGTTAAGTTGTTGGAAACGTTGATTACCGCGCTGTCTGCAACGAAAGAACGGACGTTGTAAAGCGCGATAAACATTGTGTTTTTTGAAGTCCCACTATGGGTGGGACTGAGAGTGGGATTAGCCCCGCTTTTTGATTGGCTGCGCGCCCCGGATGGGCAGGCGCATCGTGTGCATGGACCGTGACGCGACCTGCGCCCGCTCGAAGCCCTCCGAGTAGAACGCCGCCATGCGCTCGGTCTCCCAGCCGAAGATCGCCATGAGGTCGCGCGTGCTCGCGCCGTTCTCGACGGCGAACGCGGCTGCCGCTTTGCGCAGGCCGTGCGGCGTGCAGCGCTCGTCGGCGCCCTCATCGTTCAGGCCGATCTCGCGGCACCACGCGCGCATGTTGTCGGTGAGCGAACTGCGACGTGCCCACGGCTTGCCGAAGTAGGACACGAGCCAATGCTTCTGCCCTGGCGGCCGCGCGTCGAGCACGGCCTGCAGCGGCGGCAGGATCGGGATTTGCACCATCGTCGGCGGCTTGCCCTTGGCCTTGCGGCGCTTGCGGCCTTTGATCGGCACGTAGTGCAGCACCTTCCCGCCCTCGATGCCGTCGAGCACCATGTCGTCGTTGAACAGGACTGCGTCTGAGCGGCGCGCGCCGGTGTAGAGCAGCACCGCCATCGCCGTGTGCTCGCGGCGAAACTTCGCGAGCGGATAGCTGTCCATGTAGTGGTGCACGTTGTCGAGCGTCCACTGGTGGTGGCCGTCGGTGTTCTCGCGGGCCAGTGGCTTGATGCCCAGGCAGGGATTGAGCGCGTCCTTGAGCCCCGGCATGTCGTGCTCGATGGCGTAGTCGAAAGCGCGGCTCAACGCCTTCACAAACTCGTTGGCCATGGTGGGCGTCGCTTTCAGATAGTCGCGCAGGACCTTGATCCGGCCGCGGCTCAACGTGGCGTAACCCTGCACGCCCAGGCGTCGCCCGGCTTTGTCGAGCCGCGCGCACATCTTGTCGAGGATCGGCCGGCGCAGGCTGCGCGTCGCCTCGCTCAAGTCGTCCGTCCATGCCGAGCTGCGGTAATAGCAGTCGAGCATGTAATTCAGCGACGTGCTGTCGCCTGGGCGCGCGTCGCCACGCTTGGGCGGAACGGCACCAGCGCGATCCGCAGCCTCGTATTCGGCGGCGAACGCGGCCGAGCCGAACGGCGCGCGCAGCCGCTCCTGCTTCGATCCCGGCTTGGCCAGGTTGCGGTAGTAGCACCGCAGGTTGCCGCGCCGGTCGCTGTCCCATCGCAGGCACGGCCAGCGCGGGTCGCTTGGGTAGGTCCTTCTCATAGATTGCTCCAATCGTCGTTGTGACCACCTCCGCTCATCCGGTTGAACGCTTTGTCGAGCTTCACGAGGTCAAACACTTCCTCGCCGTCCTGCTCGATGGGCTTTGGCATCCGGCCGTCGTTGACCATTTGATCAAACAGCCGCCGGGAGAAGCCCACGAACAGCGCAGCATCGTCGCGATCAAGACCACGACGCGGAGTGTTCGCCCGATCAGCGCGTCGCATGACGCGACCGTGTAAACGGGGTGTGTATGATGGTAGCAGTAAACACCATGTTTACCAATGATTTATTGGGCTGCGTTTAGACGGGAATTTTGGGCGTGAGGGCCGCGATCATCTTCTCGACCAAGTCGCGATCGCCCTCGGTGAGGGCGTCGACCTTGGCGCGCAACTGCATGGCACGGAACGCCAGCAGCGGGTGGGCGTCGTCGTAGGCGAAGCCCTCGAAGGTCGAGAAGCGATGGCCGCACGAGGCGCATAGCCTGCGCCGGCGGATCATGTCGCCGCTCGGCCGACTGTCGCGCACGCTGTGCTCGTCGCCCTGGCACTTCGGGCAGCGGATGCCGGTGCCGAGGACGTGCGGCATCATCGGTCCCTACGCAGCCACGCGCGCAATCTCTCGCGCTCGACGGGCTCTTCGATGTCGCGCAGCCAGATGCACTCGACGCAGAGATCGTGGTCGTTGGCGGCGTGCACGACGTAGCGATAGACGCGCGTGCCGCAGTCGCGACAGGTGAACTCGTGCGGCCGCCGGTCCATCAATTCTCTCCTTCGTAGTCCGGCCTGTAGTGGCGCGGCTCCAGCACGCCTCCGTCCCACTCGATGCCTTCGATCAGCACGGCGATGCCGTCGGGTGCACCCGTGGCGGTGAACCTGTCGACCCGCACGTCGCCCTTGAGAACG